TGTGCCTATTGCGCCTGCTTGTGTAATCGCCATTTGTTAGTTCCTTTAAAAAATTAATCCGTATACGATGGCTTTTGATTTGCTTACAAGTTCGTCACTGGTACTGCCATCTACAAAGAACACACCTGTGCCGCCACCTGCTGCCGTGTCTGCATACAGCAATGTTGCACCTGATACACTGCTAGGAGTAACTGCCTGATCATTTAATTTTAGCGCACTTGCAACTGTCACTTTGCCAGTTCCACTTGGTACCAGCTGAATATCTTCATTGGTTATTGCACTTACAATATTAAATCCGTTAGTTTCTAAATTACCACCAAGTTGAGGTGACGTATCTTCAACAACGTTGGCAATTGAAGAACCGCTTATTGTCGCAAGCGCAGTCAGTGAACTACCACCATCTGTACTGACCTTAAAAGTATCATCACTTTCGTCAAACACTAGTAGTGCATTGGCTAAACTACCGCGCTCTACTTCAAAACCACTTAAACCAGTTCCTTGTACACCTGATCCAGTTTCACCTTGGTTATATGTAACAATGTTGTCTGAGATTCTACTGTTTGTAGTTTCAATACTATTTGTAGTACCACTGACGGTTAAGTTACCAGTAACAGTAAGTTCACTGTCAACAGTAGTACCACCGCTTGCAGCGATTGTATAGGTTCCACCTATTCTTTTTGTTTGACTCATTGTTTAAATTCCTGCTTCTAGATTATTTATCACTTGTGTAAACTCAGAAAAATACATAGTTCTAAAGTTTGTGTGTTTACGCCATTTGTCACTGGTAAATTCATGAAGTGGATTAACATGTATGATTTGTTTACTAAGAAATTTTGTGAGCAATGTACTAATCTGTGTTTCCCAACTGCCCCAATGTGTTGGTGCACTGTCTTTGTCTTTGTAATGATCTGTGCCAGCATATATGTTATTGATAAAGTTGTGCTGTCCTTTAAGATCAAATCCTATCAAAAATATATACTGTGCATCAGTTAAACAAGCAAGTCCACATGCAGCAGGTCCACTGCTAAAATTATGTATAAGTTGTGGTAATATTCTAGCACCACTGTGTTCTATAATGTACTGTTCTCGTGTATAATGCTGACGTCTTTTACTATAACCACTTAGTTGTATTTCTTCTGCCATACCACGATCTGTGCTTACTAGCACAGTGGGTTCAAACTCTTGATATATTCTGTTACAGCCATAGACTTTCCCTCGCTTCAATAGTTCCTCTGGAACTACTTCTAAACGTGTTACGCCATTACCTAATATAAATGCAAATTCAATCATGTCATAAAAAAAGATTACAGTGTATTATACTGTAACCTTTTAGTTTAGTCAAGTAACTATTAGCCGTTAGGAATACTTACACTTACGTTTTCAACTGGGCCTGATGCTACAATATTTGCTTTATCGCCTACTGCAAACTGCGAGCCTGTGCCTAGAGCACCAACTACAAAATGACGTCCTGTAAGTTGACTTGCAAAGTATGTTCCGCCTGCACTGTCTGTACCAGTAATCTGGCACTGGCCTGCAGCAAGTGAACCGTGTACAACTGAAGTTAGTACACAAGTTTCTGTGCCGTCTGAAGTAGTGACACGAAACTTCTTGTTACCCTTTTGGATAATGTTTGTTGTATCGTTTGCACTGCCACTGGTGACAAATGCTTTCATAATCATCTGGTTGCCTGCTATTCCACTTGAACCGATAGGCAATACTGTGTTTACACTAGCAAGTTTTGTTGTTCCGCCTACTGTCTCGGCGCTTTTAATTGGTCTTCCCATTTTGTTTCTCCTTTTGTGGGTTCTATCCCACTACGCGGTTGGTATACCGCATAAATCAGTCTTTGCTGATACTGTATTTAACAAAAAACAGGCTCCGAAGAGCCTGTTTCTGTATTCCAATTCTATAAGTTAGACTTATGAGAATGAGATGTTTGACATTGCGACTTCGCCGACATAATCGCCTGCGTTGCCTAGTGAACTTGCTGTGTTTGAAAGCTCAACGTAGCCATATCTTGTCATGAATGATACGACTGGCTCGAATGTGCCTGGATCAAGCACTGTGCCACTTGACATTAGCGGAACGTATGGGCAATAGAATGCTGCCGCATCTGTTTCACTTGAGCCTTTGTAGCCAACAAGTACTGCTGTACTGTCACTTGCATATGAATCAACATATACACGCATAGCACCGTTAAGTGTACCTACAAACTTAGTGTTTGTTGGTGCCTCAAATGTGCCTTCTGTTGTACGAGCAAACGCACTAGTTGATGCACTCTGAAGAACTGTTAGTGCCTCAGGTGATACAACTGCATAGTTACCTGCACCACGACGTGTGCGCTGTGCAATCTTGTTTGCTGTGCGGTTGATTAGAACTGCAAGTGCTGCATGCTCGTCACCAACGTATGTTGCTGTACCAGAAACTGCTGCTTGGTTGAATGTTTCTTCAGTAGCGGCTAGTGAACGCAATGACGCTAGTACTTCCTGATCAATTTCTGCAGTGATTTCTTGTGCAAGTGCTGCCATGATTTCAGCTTCGACATCAATGCCATGCATTGACTGTGCGTCTTGAGCTGCTTCAAATGTCCAGCGTGCCTGCAACTTACGAGTTTTTGCTTCAACTGCTTGCTTTAGGATCTGGATTGACAATGCACGACCGCCTGTACCTTCTTTTGCTGCTGTGCTGTCTGCTCTACCTGTTGTAAGTGAACCAGAATATGCGTTAGCAATTTTGAATGGTGATAGTGCTTCGTCACCTGCTGTTGTGTCTGTGTTAGTTGCTGATGCATCGTTTGTTGTTTCAGCATAACGTACACGAAGTGTATGAATCTGACCAACTGGACCTTGCATTGGCTGAACACCAACGATTTCGTTAGCAATAACTGTAGGCATTACACGACGGATAACTGGTAGGATAACACGGTTTAGTGTTGCTACGTTACCTGCTGCTGATGCGCCTGCTGTTGCTGCCTCTTTCAAGTATTTGCGAGTGTTTTCTAAAACAACACTCATGCTGTTACGGCGATTACCTTCTAGACCTTCAAGAAGTGCATCTTTGGTATCGTCCCAACGGCTCTCTAGTAGTACGTCTGACATTTAAGTCTCCTCTATTGTACTTTATTTTAAGCCAGCAAGTTTGCGGATGTCAACGATATTATCGTTTCCTTCTTCAACCTGGACTGTTTTTTGTTCTTTATTACCTGTTACTTCAGTACGACTTTCTGTGATAGTTTCTTTCTTTGATTCTTTAATCATTGATTTACCATCTAGTACTGCTGGTAGGTAACGGTCGAAAGCAGTCTGCAACTTAGCAGTTTGTACGCTTTCAAGTAAGTCAGTCATAATCGCTGCCTTATCTTTGTTGAGTGGCTTAAGAAGTGTGTTAAGTGTTTCTTTACGCTCTACACCCTCATTAATAGCAGCAATTTCTTGCTCCTTGCTCTCAACGATCTTAGATTTTTCTTCAAGACTTTCATTGATTTGTGCAACCTCTTCAGCGGCCGCTTGGACTGCTGCTTCTAGTTCCTTAATCTTTTGATTTTCATTTAAATGACTTGATGAAAATTCTGTTGCAAAAGTTTCGAAGATTTTACGTCCGAAAGTATTCTCTTTTGCGATTTGAATATCTTCTTTAAGTTGAGTCATTTCACCTTTTAGATAGCCAGTTACTGCTTCATTTACGGCTTTACTTGTGTGCTTTACAAACTTCTCTTTGAGGTTTGCAAATTGCTCACGAGCTTCTTTAACCAATCTTACTTTAGTTTCAACAACATCTTGACGGTCTTGCTGGAAGTCTGAAATTTCTTCAGAAAGCTGAGCGGTAACAAACTCTTCTAGTTTGCCAACCAGTGCTTGCTGTTCTGCTCTTTCTGACTTTAGTTCCTTGATTTCTTCACTAAGTGTCTTTACTAAAAATTGGTCAAATGTGCCGCTTGCTTCTTGCATTCTTGCAACAAACTTAGCACGGTCTTCAGAGATTGCTTTGCGCTCTTCAGCGATTTGCTCTAGCTCTGTAGTAAGACCTTCTGTAACCATACGATCTAAGGCTTCAACCATAGTAGATTTATCATGCTCATAGCGTTGTGCAAACTCCTCGCGAAGTTCTGCAGTAACCTGTGTACGAGTTTCGTTCATCTTTGCTTCCCATTGTTCAGCAATAGCAGAGCGAGTTTCCTCATTCACAAGGTCGCTATCCAAAAGTGGTTTGATAGCATCTAGCATTTTGATCTCCTAGATCTTTAAGTCCCTGATAAGACGAATCATTTCCTCTTTCAGGTATTTTTGTACTTTAGCATCGCCGTTCGCTTCACGAGCCATGTCAAGCACTTTATGCCCCCCACGCATATTAAGTAGTCCTTCGTAAATCGCTACTGGATATGCATTTGGTGCACTGGGTTGTGCCACAACGTCAACTGTGACAATTTCAAAATCAGCAACTTGACCAGAAGATTCGTTAACGTTTCCACTGCCTCTGCTACTAACTCCTAAATTTACTCCACCTTGAATCATTGTTTTCACAAGTTGACCCATTGGTGTTTCAAGAATCTTTAGTTTACCATACCCATTAGGTCCATCCATCCACATACTTTCAATCATATGTGATACTCGATCAAGGTTAATTTTGAGATCATCTGGATGGTCAACTTCACCTAAAACGCTTTGTCCGCTTTTTAGTTGCTCGTTGATGGTACTGACTGCATTAGTAATTTCAGAGACAGGGTAAACACGCTTGTTTGCGTTCTCTACCCCGCCCTGGATACAAATGCCTTTCATGTAGAGATCCTTGCCGCCATTAGAATTCTCTGTTGCTTCATAAACAACATTGGCTTCTTTAAACGTTAGGTTTTCTCTCAAGTACAACATAGAAATTATGCTTTACTCATTGTTGCGCCACGTGTGTCTGACGCATCTGTTTGTACTGTTGATTTTGGTGTTGGTGCACCTGACTCTTCGCCTGTTGGATCGACTGCTTTGCCGCCCATGTCGTTTTTGCCAGCTACTGGACCTGCTGATCCGTCACCTTCTTCGCTAGTTACCGGTGCAGGAGCCTTTTCGGTGTATTCACGAACCATTTCCTCAGTCTCTTCTTCTACTGATTCCATATCCATTTCTTCTTCTTCACCTTCCTCTTCTTCACCTTCTTCGTCGCCCATGTCCATATCCATGTCCATTGCGTCGTCGTCAGCAGCATCGTCTGCACCCATTAGTGCTTCAAATTCTGCTTTCAATTCGTCAAGTGCGTCTTCTAGGTCAACAACGCGGTCTTCAATTTCTTCGTCCGCATCATCATCTTCCATTGAAAGACCTTCTTCGTCTGCTTCGATGTCGTCGATCATATCGTCTGCTGCATCGCCACCTAGCTCTGCTTCATCAAAGTCTGACTCTTCAATTTCTTCTTCACTTTCTTCAACTGCATCTTCTTCTACTTCTGCAGTTTCTTCAACTTGATCCTCATCTGTGAGACCCTCATAGATGTCACGTGATTTTTCAACCACGATCTCATGGAACAAATCTTTTGCGCCCTGCTCATCTTCTGCGATAAACAGTTCAATCAATTGCTCAAATTTGTTTGTCATTTGTATAACTCCTATATTCATAAGGCATTTGTAGTT